GTCGAAGACCAGGAAGCACTGAAAGACCTGGTGCTCGCACACCTGGGCCTGTAGCTGCGTCCGCTACAACCGCCACGGGCTGCACTCGCGCACGCGTGGCGCGACCATCGCCGGCATGAACTCCCTTGCCGAAATCAACCGCCTACTGGAAAACCTGATTCGCTTCGGCACCGTCGCCGAGGTGCAACACGTGCCACCCCGCGTAAAGGTCAAGACCGGCGGAATGCTGACCACCTGGCTGCCGTGGCGCGCTATGCGCGCTGGCGAGGACCGGGAGTGGGATCCCCCCACAGTCAATGAACAGGTACTGCTGCTGTCACCCAGCGGCCAGCTCGCCAATGGTGTGGCGGTCACGGGGCTTTTCAGCGACCTGATTCCAGCTAATGGCGATCGCGCCGGTCTGCATCGCCGCACCTATGCCGATGGCGCTGTGGTCGAGTACGACAGCGTGGCGCATCACTTGGTTGCCACTCTGCCGGAAGGCGGTACAACCGAGCTGATCAGCACTGGCGGTATCCACATCGTGGGCGACATCACCCACGAAGGTGACTACATCCAGACCGGCAACCAGACCGTCACCGGGCTTGTGACGGTCACGGAAGACGTTATTGCCGATGGCATCAGCCTGGTGACCCACGTACATGGCGGCGTGATGTCAGGCCCAGGTAAAACGGGAGTGCCTGCCAAATGAATCGCCGGAACGGCTCAAGCCTGAACACCCGTGAGCACATTGCGCAGTCTGTCGAGGACATTCTTACCACCCGCATCGGGACCCGGATTGCGCGTCGGGAGTACGGCAGCCTGCTGCCGGAGCTGATCGATCAGCCCCTCAACGAAAAGACCTGCTTGCGACTCTACGCAGCCACCGCGATGGCCCTGCTCCGCTGGGAGCCGCGTATCAACCTAACCCGCGTTCAGCTGAACATCGCCGACCTCACCGGGCAGGCCGAACTGGATATGTCCACTGTCCTGGTCGACAGCAACGAAGAGTTCAGCATTCGCATGCCGCTGCAGCTGGGGAGCACAGCATGAACACCTTCCTACCGATCGACCTTAGCCAGCTGCCAGCGCCCCAGGTTGTCGAGCAGATCGACTATGAGCAGATCCTGGCCGAGCGAAAGGCCTACGCCATCAGCCTATGGCCAGCGGACCAGCAAGCAGAGATTACTGGCCGACTGGCGCTTGAATCCGAGCCCATCACCAAGCTGCTGCAGGAGAATGCCTATCGCGAAATGATCTGGCGGCAGCGGGTGAACGAGGCCTCTCTCGCCGTAATGCTCAGCTCCGCCGGCGGTAACGACCTGGACCAGATCGCGGCCAACTTCAACGTCAAACGTCTGGTCATCCAGGTGGCCCAGCCACAGGCTATCCCACCGGTGCCGGAAGTCCTGGAGGGCGACGATGCCCTGCGCGAGCGGGCCCAGATGGCATTCGAGGGGCTGAGCACCGCCGGCCCACGCAACTCGTATGTCTTCCACGCCCGAGCAGCCAACGGCCAGGTCGCTGACGCCACCGTGGAAAGCCCGTACCCGGCCGAGGTGGTGGTCACGATCCAGTCCGCCTTAGACGACGGCACGGCCAGCGCCGAGCTGCTCAGCATAGTCCGCGCCTACCTCAGTGATGAAGACCGCCGGCCTGTCGCCGACCGCCTGACGGTCCAGGGCGCCCAGGTTCTGCCGTACCAGGTGAATGCCCGCCTGTACCTCAAGACGCTGGGCCCCGAAGCTGAACCCATCCTTGCGGCGGCCGAGCAGCAGCTGCAGGCCTTCGTGGCCCAGCGCCGCCGGCTGGGCATGCAGGTTTCGGAGTCCGCCATCCATGCCGCTTTGCACGTTGAAGGCGTGCGCAAGGTAGAACTCCAGGGCTGGGCCGATATCAACGCCACCCTCAGCCAGGCGCCCTACTGCAACAGCATCACCCTGATCCAGGGTACCGAGCCATGAGCCTGCTGCCGGGCAATGCCATGGACCTGGAGCGCCAAGCTGCCGAGGCGCTCGCCCAGATCGGGCGGGTACCCGTGCCAATCCGCGTTCTCATCAACCCGGACCTCTGCCCGGTGGCCCTACTCCCTTTCCTGGCTTGGGCGTTCTCGGTGGACCGCTGGGACAGCCGCTGGCCCGAGGCGGCCAAGCGCGGCGCGATCCGCTCGTCGTTCTTCATCCACTCCCGCAAGGGCACTATCGGCGCGCTGCGGCGGGTCGTGGAGCCGCTGGGCTACCTGATCGAGGTCATCGAGTGGTGGCAGACAGAGCCCAAGGGCGTGCCTGGAACCTTCGCGATCAAGGTGGGGGTATCCGACGAGGGGATCAGCGAAGAGACCTATCAAGAGCTGACCTGGCTCATCGATGACGCCCGGCCCGTAAGCCGACACCTGACCGGCCTGGCCATCAGCCTGGAAACCAGCGGGGCCTTCTACATCGCCGTCGGCCTGTACGACGGCGACGAGCTGGACGTTTACCCACCTGCCATGCGCGACCTTGAGGTGACCGGCTCGATCGGCCGCGGCGGTCGCGAACACACCATCGACACATTGGAAATTGCACATGGTTGACCAGAACTCGCAGTTCTACGCCATCCTCACGAATGTGGGGGCCGCGAAACAGGCCAACGCGGATGCCCTGGGCATCGCGTGGAAAATCACCCAGATGGGCGTTGGTGATGCCAACGACACCGAGCCTACACCCAACGCCAGCCAGATCAGCTTGATCAATGAGTGGCGCCGGGCCCCGCTCAACCAGCTCAAGATCGATGACAAGGACAGCTCCATCATCGTGGCCGAGCAGGTCATCCCCGCCGAAGTAGGCGGTCGCTGGATTCGCGAAATCGGCCTGTACGACGTCGACGGCGACCTCGTGGCCGTCGCCAACTGCCCGCCGACTTACAAGCCGCTGCTCAACCAAGGATCCGGCCGTACCCAGGTGGTGCGCATGAATCTGGTCGTCAGTAGCTCCAGCAATGTACAGCTCAAGATTGACCCGTCTGTTGTGCTGGCCACCCGCGAATGGGTGACCGAGGAACTGGCAAAGCAGGATTTCAAGCACTCGGTGATCGCCGCTACCACGGCCGCCATCAATCTGAGCGGCCTACAGACGGTCGACGGCGTTGTGCTGACAGCCGGCGCGCGGGTGCTGGTGAAGAACCAGGCCACCGCCAAAGACAATGGCCTGTACCTGGTGGTCGCTGGCGGTGCTTGGACCCGCTGCCCTGATGCGGACACCAGTGCCAAGGTAACGCCGGGCATGCTTGTACTGGTCGAGCGCGGCACGGTCAACGCTGAAAGCGCGTGGCAGTTGGTGACCGATGCGCCGATTACCTTGGGCGTCACTGCCCTGACCTATGAAATGGCGTTCGGCCGCACTGGCGTGGCTGCAGGCACTTACCGCAGCGTGACGGTGGATGCCTATGGCCGGGTGACCGCTGCGACGAACCCGACCACGGTGGCGGGCTACGGCCTGACCGATGTGTACACCAAGACGCAGATCGACCAAGCCTTGGCGCTCAAGGCGCCGCTGGACAGCCCGGCGTTTACCAACAACCCGACCGCACCGACCCAAACGGCAGGTAATAACACCACGCGCTTGGCCACGACAGCGTTTGTGCAGGCCGCCATCGCGGCGCTCGTGTCCTCCTCGCCGGCCGCCCTAGACACGCTCAACGAGCTGGCGGCAGCGCTGGGCAACGACCCGAACTTCGCCACTACCATTGCCACCGCCCTCGGCCTCAAGGCGCCCTTGGCCAGTCCGGTCTTTACCGGCGACCCCAAGGCGCCGACGCCAGGAATCAATGATTACGACACCTCCATTTCGACCACCGAGTATGTGCTTCGCGCTCTGGGTCTCGCTGGTATTGGCCCTAAATCGACGGACTACAGCATCGGGGCAGGCGTTGACCTGAACACCCTGAAAACCGGCGGTTCGTACGGTCAGGCGTCAAACGGTGGTGCGACCTTGGCATTGAACTACCCAGTGGCACTAGCCGGCACTTTGTTGGTGCTTGTGTCAGGTACATCGGTCGTAACCCAGATCTACACCGTGCGGGGCACCGGGTATACCTATATCCGTTCGTATTACGCGACGTGGTCCGCGTGGGTCCCAGTTTGGGATGGCGCCAACACACCGAAGCAGACCAGCCCGATCGACACAACTCTAGGCGCCATGCTGACAGTAGGTGCTTTCGGGCTTGGTTCTGAAGACGCACCTCTTATTACGGATTTCAGCGTTGATCTGCGGCCAGGGTTTTATCGGGCCTACACCTCGGGTAGCCCCGTGGCATCTATCGGCGCCCCGCCGGACACCGGTAACACATCAATGTCGGTCCTTGTAGGCGGTGGCTACGTTACCGCCGGATACAAAACCTTCCTTGCCATCATCAACGCTTATGCGGTCACCCGCGTATTTGTTGGAGTGAAAGTTACGGCAGGCGAGCAGCCGATATGGACTGAAATCACCCAGAATTCGCAGCTGCCATACCGTGGGGTGCAAAGCTACAAAGCGGCAGGGGTATACACCTGGGCAGTTCCAGCGGGCGTTAAGAAAGCCTGGGTGACCGTGATTGGTGCTGGTGGTGGCGGTGGTTGCTCGGAGGCTGCCAATAACCTTGGCTCGGCTGGTGGTGGCGGCGGAGGACTGTCGCAGCGCCTTGTTGATTTGACTGGCGTGACAAGCGTGTCGGTGACGGTCGGGGCAGGCGGTGCTGGCGCCACAACTCCTGGTACCGCCGGAGGGTCCGGGGGAACGTCGTCCTTTGGTGCGTATCTTTCCGCGACGGGGGGCGCGGGAGGTGGCGGCAACAGTACAAACGGCAACGCTCCCGGCAGTAGCGGGCGGGGCAATGGCGGCGATTACAATACCGCGCTAGGGGTTGGCGGGCCGAACTACGGAATAAACGGCGGTTCGGGCGGTGGGCCTGGTCCGCGTGCTACGCAAGGTTCTGTGCCAGGCAATATGGCGCTTGATTCGGGTGGTGGTGGTTCGGGCGCATACCCTGGCCAATCTGGCGGTAATGGCGCCGCAGGCAGCGTGGAGATCAAATGGTGATGACTATGTGGGCACGTATACAAGATGGTGTCGTCGAAGAAACGACGGATATTGACCCGGAGGGGCGTTACCACCCCGATCTGAAATGGCGCACCTGTGCAGCGCAGGTGCAGCCAGGATGGCTGTTCGCCAATGGCGTGTTTGCCGAAAAAGTCGAAAGCGCGGAGGAGCGCCGCGCGGCTGAGCGGCAATGGCGCGATGTCGAACTGGCTGCGCGGCAATGGCTGCGCGAGCGTCACCGCGACGAGCAAGACCTGGGGCGGCCAACCACGCTCAGCAATGAGCGATTCACCGAGCTGCTGGACTACCTGCAGAAGCTGCGCGACTGGCCCCAGGCAGAGGCATTCCCGGATGCCACATATCGCCCAGTAGCACCGGCCTGGATCGCCGAACAGCACCTGTAGCAACGGCCGTTACAACCCCTTTCGCTCGCGGATCCCCCGCGCGCGCGGCAGCCTGTGCAGTGTCATCCACCTGCACAGGCACACACCATGGCCGACGAATACCATCACGGCGTCCGGGTCCTCGAAATCAGCGAGGGCACCCGCCCAATCCGAACCGTTTCCACTGCCGTCGTCGGCATGGTCTGCACTGCAGACGACGCAGACGCCACGGTTTTCCCGCTCGATACCCCTGTCCTGCTGACCAACGTACAGGCTGCCATCGGCAAAGCCGGTACCACCGGCACCCTGGCCGCCAGCCTGCAGGCGATCGCCGACCAGACCAAGCCCGTGACTGTCGTGGTGCGGGTGGCAACCGGTGCGACCCCCGAGGAAACCACCAGCAACCTGATCGGCACCACTACCGAAACCGGCAAATACACCGGCATGAAGGCGCTGCTGGCGGCCAAGACCCGGCTCAAGGTCACCCCACGCATTCTGGGCGTGCCAGGCCTCGACTCCCTGCCGGTGGCCACCGCCCTGGTCTCGATCGCCCAGCAGCTGCGCGCTTTTGCCTACGTCGCCGCCTCGGGCTGTAAGACCAAGGAAGAAGCTGTGGCCTACCGCGAGAACTTCGGCGCCCGTGAGGTCATGGTCATCTGGCCGGACTTCGAGCAATGGAGCACCGTCAGCAACGGCACCGCCCCTGCGCCGGCAGTGGCCCGTGCCCTGGGCCTGCGTGCCAAAATCGACCAGGAGGTTGGCTGGCACAAAACTCTGTCCAACGTCCCGGTCAACGGGGTAACCGGCATCACCGCCGATGTGTTCTGGGACCTGCAGAACCCGGCAACCGACGCGAACTACCTCAACAGCAACGAGGTAACCACCCTCATCAATGCCGATGGCTTCCGCTTCTGGGGCTCGCGCACCTGCACCGAAGATCCCCTGTTCGCGTTCGAGAACTACACCCGAACTGCCCAGGTCCTGGCCGACACCATGGCCGAAGCGCACCTGTGGGCAATGGACAAGCCAATGCACCCCTCACTGGTCCGGGACATCATCGAGGGCATCAACGCCAAGTTCCGTGAGTTTGTCGCCGGTGGCTACCTGATCGGCGGCGAGGCCTGGTACGACGAGGAAGCCAACACCGAGGACACCCTCAAGGCCGGCAAGCTGTACATCGACTACGACTACACCCCGGTACCGCCGCTGGAGGACCTCACCCTCCGCCAGCGCATTACCGACCGTTACCTGGCGGACTTCGCCAGCCGCATCAATAGCTGACGGAGGCCAGCACAATGGCACTGCCACGCAAACTCAAGAACATGAACACCTTCCACGACGGCGTGAGCTACATGGGCGTGTCCAAGTCCGTCACCCTTCCCGTGCTCGCCCGGAAGATGGAGGCATACCGCGGCGGCGGCATGAACGGACCGGTCAAGGCCGATCTCGGCTTCTCCGACGACGGCCTGCAGCTGGAGTGGAAGATCGGCGGCATCGACGACCAGGTCATCAAGCAGTTCGCCAACCAGAGCGCCTCGGGCCTGATGATTCGCTTCGCTGGCTCCTATCAGCGTGACGACACTGCGGCTGTAAGCGCCGTGGAAGTCGTAGTTCGTGGCCGCCACGAAACCATCGACATGGGCGAGGCCGTGTCGGGCGAAGACACCGAGCACACCATCACCACCACCTGCAGCTACTACAAGCTGACCATGGACGGCTCCGTCCTGGTCGAAATCGACTTGTTGAACTTCGTCGAGAACGTCAACGGCGTCGACATGCTGGCCGCCCAGCGCCGGGCCATTGGCCTCTAACCCCACAACTGTAAGGACTGAACACTCATGAGCACTGAAAAAGCCACCGTCACCGTCGAAGCAACCGCGCTGCCTCAGGATGACAACGCTGTCGAGCTGGACACCCCCGTCAAGCGTGGCGAATCGACCCTGAATGTCATCACCCTGCGCAAACCGTCGTCCGGCGAGCTGCGCGGTATCCAGCTCTCCGATCTGCTGCAGATGGATGTCGGCGCCCTGATCAAGCTGGTGCCACGCATCAGCCCGCTGACCGAGGCCGAAGTCCGCGCCATGGACCCGGCCGACCTGGTTGCCATCGGCGTGAAGGTCACCGGTTTTTTGCTGCAGAAGCGGACGAAGACGGACGCATCCCTGGTTGCGTAGACGATGCCATGGCCGATCTGGCCGTGGTGTTTCACTGGACCCCGGCCGAAATGGACCGGCTGGGCGTCCAAGAACTGATGGAATGGCGCGAGCGTGCGCGCGTAAGGAGTAGTGGCGATGGCAAGTGATCTACGCGTCAGAGTGCTGCTGGACGCCGTGGACAAAGCCACCGCTCCGCTGCGCCAGATCAACCAGGGCGGTCAGGAGACCGCCCGGGCGCTCAAGGAAACCCGCGAACGTCTCAAGGAGCTGAACGCCCAGCAAAAGGATGTGGGTGCCTGGCGTCAGCAGCACGCTCAGGCGCGTGAGACCGCAAAAGCCCTGGACGAGGCGCGGGCCAAGGTCAAGGAAATGGGCCGGGCGATGTCCGCCGTGGACGCGCCAACCAAGCAGATGACCGCCGAGTTTCAGGCAGCCATCAGGGCCACGAACGCACTCAAACAGCAGACAAAGGACCAACAAGATGCGCTGCGGGGCCTCCAGCGCAGGCTCAGCGACGCCGGCATCGACACCCGCAAGCTCAACCAGCACAACGCAGCACTGCGCCAGGAGATGGCGCAAACTAATCACACCATCGAGCAGCAGGAAACCAGGCTAAAGCAACTGGCCGCCGCCCAACGAAAAGCAGCCCAGGCCAAGGCCCGACTAGAAAAGGTCCAGGACAGGGCCGGCAAGATGGCCGGTGCCGGGGCAGCAGGGATCGCGGGAGGCGTCGGCGCCGGTATGGCTGGTGCTGCGCTGATAGCCCCACAACTTGAAGTCACCCATCAAGCCTCCATGATCGCGGCACAGTCTGGCGAATCGCCAGAGCGAGCCACCCAGTACGTCGACATCATCCGCAACATCCGCACAGACGGCCAAAGCTCCGACGTTACCGAGATCGGCGAGGCCGTGGCTGCGGCCAAGAGCACGCTGGGCGCCTTGGGCGACGTAGGCGACAAGGAACTGGACGCTGCAGCGCGTCGCGCCCTGGATCTTTCACAGATCATGGGTATCGACGTTGCCGAAAGCATCCAGATGGTCGGCATCCTCATGCAAAACGGCCTGGCAAGCAGCAGCGGGGAAGCCTTCGACCTGGTCGCCGCCGGCCTGCAGAAAGTTTCGACGCAAATGCGTGGCGAAATCCCTGAAATCCTCCAGGAATACTCGACTCACTTCCGCGGGATGGGCTTTAGCGGCGAGGAAGCTATGAGCCTCCTCGTAACGATGTCAAAGCAGGGCAAGTTCGCCCTGGACAAAACCGGCGACGCCATCAAGGAGTTCTCCATCCGTGGCTCGGATATGTCGAAGACGAGCAAAGAGGCCTACGCCTCGATCGGCTTGAACGCTGGAAAGATGTCCTCAGCGATCGCCAAAGGTGGTGCAGATGCCCGGCAGGCCTTGACCAAGACCGCCAACGCCCTGCTGCGCATCAAAGACCCGGCCGAGCGGGCCAACGCCGCTATTGCGTTGTTCGGCACGCCAGTAGAAGACCTCGCCGTCGACCAGATCCCCGACTTCCTGAAAGCCTTGGCAGGAGGGACCGCCAGCCTGGGCGATATCACCGGCGCAGCGGAGAAGATGGGCAAGACCTTCCGTGACAACCTGGGCGGCGATCTGGACAAGCTCACCGGCACCTGGAGCGCTTTGATCGGCGCACTTGTAGACGGCGAGAGTGGGCCACTGCGTGAGCTGGTGCAGACTGTCACTGAAATCGTCGGTGCGGCAAAGACCTGGATCAGTGCGAACCCCGAAATGGCGGCCGGCATCGCAAAAGGCGCCGCAGTGGTGGCCGTACTGGTCGCTGGCATGGGCGCCCTTACGGTTGCCCTGGCCAGCGTACTGGGCCCGTTTGCGCTGGCCCAATATGGTATGTCGCTGTTCGCAATCAAGGGCGCCACAGTGCTCCCCATGGTGGGCCGGCTGATCGGCGTGCTCTCGGGCGGCCTGCTCGGCGCCATTCGCACAGTCTCGATCGCTTTGTGGGGGCTGGCCGCCAACCCGGTAGTATTGGCCATCGCAGCGGCCGTAGCAGTAATCGCTGGAGCGGCTTACCTGCTTTACCAGAACTGGGACCAGGTGAAAGCCTACTTCGCCAGCGCCTGGGCCGAGATCAAGGCTGGATTCAGCGGTGGTATCAGCGGCATCTTGACCGTGCTGGCCAATTTCAGCCCGATCGGCCTGGTTTACCAGGCGTTTTCTGCCGTCCTCAACTACCTGGGCGTGGAGATGCCGACCCGATTCACCGAGTTCGGCGGCATGATCATCAATGGCCTGATTGGTGGACTAACAGCGGGCCTCGGCCTGGTCAAAGACACCATCACCAGCCTCGGCGAGTCCACGATCGGATGGTTCAAGGAAAAGCTGGGCATCCACAGTCCGTCGCGGGTTTTCGCTGAGCTGGGCGGTTTCACCACTGAAGGCCTCGCCATGGGCGTCGATGCCGGCGCGAAGGCCCCGCTCAACGCCGTGGCCCGCATGGGCCAAGATCTCACTAAAGCTGGGCAATTCGATCTCACCGCAAATGCGCCTGAGATCGAGGCGGGCAAAACCCTCGCCAGCAGTTCCAGCAGCCTCAGCGCGCAGCTGGCCCAGGCCGGGCTGGCAGCTCCAGAGCCGAATCAGGCCATCAGCGCCGACATCGCCAGCCTCAACCAGCAGTTGGCCAAGACTGGCCGGGTGGATGTGAAGGCGGTGGCCTCCCAGGTCGCCGCGGCCAAGGCTGCCCCGACCGAAGCGATGAACCTGAGCAAGCAACTGGCCCAAGCCGGGCTGGCAGCGCCAGAGCCGAGTCAGGCCA